ATGTCTCCGTACATGGTGATTTCAGCATCGCTGCCGTTCACCGTGGCCATCGTGTAGACCTTTTTTGAGATGCTGACAGCGGGAGACTTTCGCCCAGCTCTCTTTGCCGGAATGCTCATACGCATTACCTCTCTTTCCAAATATCGCTTGACGGGATATAGGGCCTATTCAGCCATTCGCGGAGCCCTGCTCGGCAATTTTCGTTGCAACGGCGCTCCATGTTCTTCGGGCAGTAGGCGCAATAGTCGGTCGCGTAGTTCCAGATGGCGATTGCCATGCGCCGCGCGTCCAGGTCTTGGAGGTGTTCTAAATTAGTCTCCATCTCCATCACCTGCTTTCGGAGGTGTCTGTACTACGGTGACCTTATTGCCTCCCGCCTGGGTCAGCTGCTCGTTCTCGCGGCGCAGCTGCTCGACATTCTCCTCCCAGTCGCCGCCGCCCATTTCCCGGCTGACCTGCTCATGGGTCTTGATGGCGTTGTCGATCAGCATGAGCGCGGCCTCAGCTTCCTTTTTCGGGTCAAGGCTGCCTTGCGTCGGACCGATCCAGCGCGCTCCGCACCATGCCTCGCGGACAAGCGGGTCGGTGAAAAAGCCGGGCGCTTTGATGCGCCCCAGCGCGACCGCTTCGGCCAGGAACATTTCATAGACCGGCTGGCAGAAGTCATCGACGAACCACTTACGGCGCATCTTGAACGCTTCCCACGCTTCCAGCAGCGCGCCGCGGCTGGCAGAATAGGAACTGTTGAACTCCTTGACCAGCACATCGTAGGGCAGCTCCAGCGCCGAGCCGATCAGTTTGCACAGCGTTTTCACAAAGGCTTCAAAGCCAGCTGTGGGGATATTGGGATTGCCGAAGTTGACCTTTTCGCCGGGGGCGAGGTGCGTTACCGTACCAGGCCCCATCTCGTACTCGTTGTCATCGTCAGAGATGTTGTTTGCCAAAGACCCGCCATCGGCGTTGACCTCTGCCGGAACGCCGGCAATATCGCCAGCGCCGACCTCGTTGAACGGAGTATCGGAAGGGTCGGTTTCTGTTTCGATCCATGCGGTGAAAAAGCTCTGCACCAGCGCCGCCATCAGCTCGGACTCCGTGTAGCGCCGGAGCTGAAGCAGCGGTTCAATGACCTGTGCCAGATACGGAACGCCGCGATACTGGTCGGGGCGCTCGGAATCCATGATGTGGAGAATGTTCGGCAAGCCGGTCTTTGCACCATAAGCCTCTACACGCTGCCACTTCTGCGGCTCTGATGTGAGCTGCCCGGGATAGGTGTTGCTGATGTGGTAGGCGATCACGCGGCCGTTTTCGTCGACCTCGACACCATCATAGACCTTGTGGCCCGCGCCAGGCTTGCCCTCGGGGATCACGCCCTCTACAAACCCGCCTACTGTCCTGCCGCCGCCATATTCCGTAGGCGTGCAGATGCGGTCGGCTTCCACGATATGGAGCCGCAGGGTGTAGGGATTGAACGGTGTCGCGGGGTATCTCTTTATCAGCACAAAGACATCGCCGCTGAGAAGCCAGGACTTCAAAGCGAGTTGTTGCAGGCTCTCGAAGTTATTCAGCCCCAGCGCGTCGCTGTTCTGCTTTTTCCCGGCCCACAGCCGGAACTCCGCTTCCGCCGTATGCTGCCACTTTTTCGCATCCTCTGGGGAAAGCCCCAGCACCTCGCGGTCGATAGATGCTTTCAGCGTCAGACCCGTGCCGACGACCTTGGTGCGGTTGGTGTTGATGGCGGATGTAGCTATCGGCGCGGCCATGTAGAGCATTCTTGCTCTCTGGCGCAGGCTGGCATTGTTGCGGTTGATATCTTCATTGGGCGATCCGCTGTCGGGAACAAACCCCTTGAGCGCACGCCGGGTAACGCTGGCGCCGGCTTCGCTATATCCCTTTGCCTGCGGCGCAGCGGCGCGGCGGCGGTTCTTTCTTTTGCTCAATGCGTTCGCCTCCTGTGAGTGAAAATAAACACAGCAGGAATGCACGGTTTCGCATTCCTGCTGTGTTGGTATCGCACGCGTGCATTTCTTGCGAAAAAGCGCACGCATGACTTGGTTATAACCGCGCCGCCCAGCAGCGAAAGGAGCAAACTCTGCCGGGCAGCGCGGTGCAAAAGCCCTCTCGGGCGATTTGCCGGTATCATTTTCGTGACCTCACGAAAAAGGTCACCAATCGCGGGGAACGATGCCGAAAGCCTTTCTCGGCTTGCGGCCATTCAGCTCCGCGAGCAGCTCGTCGACCTTTTTCTCCGCGTCTTCGATCTCACTTTTCAAGTCGGGCAGGTCGAAGCGCGTCAGCTCTCGGTCGTCGATGGTATAGCTCTTTACGCCGCCATCAACCAGGGCGAGATATGCGGCGCGTAGCTTGGAAAGGGCGCTCTGCCAGAAGTCCAGCCGCGCCCTCAATTCTACTTTGTCCATGTTGATCTCCTCACCAATCGTCATAATATTTCTTCCCGCGTCGGCGCTTGGGCTTGTGCTGTGCCGGGGGCGGCGTTACAGGCGTTGCAACGGGGGCAGGGGCGCGTTCACCGCCCGCCTCCTTTAGCCGCCTGTCTATCTCGTCAAGGTTCTTTGGAAGCGCCTTGAAAGCCGCCAGCGCATAGTTCCGGCAGTCCAAAGCCTCGTTGCGTTCGTGGCCGGGTATCTTCTTCCACTGCCACGGCTGCTTTTTGTTCGGGTCATAAACCTTGACCTCGGACAGCAGGCCGGTAAAGTAGCCGGAGCCGTAGTCATCCCGCTTGGGGAAGTGACAGTATTTTGCGCCCGGCGTCTGTACGCGCAGGTTGTCCATGATGACCTCCTTGCCGGAGTCAACACCGATCTGGTACTGCCAGCAGGTGCCGACCGCTGTCTGCCGAATGGTGATTTTCTGCTTCTTCGGCGGGGCGGTGTACGGTTTATCGCTGCCAGGCATACCCTTGATGCAGAAGACTTTCTTGCCGAGCCGTGCCCGGCATTGTTCGCGGACCTCCATTGTGAAGTGACCGCCCTCGTCTACGAAAGACATGGATATCCGCAGACCGACGCCGTTTTCAAAACGCAGGACACGGTCAAATACCAGCTCGTCCAGCTGCGCCCATACAGACAGGTCATCGGGTCGCCCCATGACGATGCCTTTTTCAATGCCCCAGGTTTCCCCGAAGTGACCGTGGCCGACGATCTCGTACTCCATGCGGTCGTCTTGGGTATCGACGCCAGCTGTCAGCACGAGCACCCCCTCCGGCAGCTCGGCAGGGTATTCCTCCCGGCGCGCCATCAGACTGTCCTCGTCCTCCAGGTCGCCGCGATCCTCCCACAGCTCACCGAAGCAGGTGTTGTAGACGACCTGCATCTTGCGAGTGCTGCCGACTGCATTCAGATATTTCAGAATGATGGACTCCCAGCTCGCCCATTGGCTGACAAAAGCGTTCAGCCAAAAGGACCGAGAGCCTTGCTCATAGGCATCGGGATTGTCGGCTTCCCATCTGGCGGGGGCTTTCTTCATCTCCGCCTCGGTGGACACGCAGCCACAGCCCGGGCAAGCGTAGTAGACATTGCGGACCTTGTAGGTCTTCTTGCCTGCGACGATGTTCTCGTCATGCTCAAAGCGGATGTCCGCCCATTGGATCTCGTGATACTCGCCGCAATGAGGGCATCGGGATTTCCACCGCTCCATCGTGCCGGTCGCATAGGCCGCTTCAATGGCACTGGCGTTCTTGATGGTCGGCGTGGACACCTCACCGGACTTGGCGTTGTAGAATGTGGTCTGTCGAGCCATCGCCAAGTCCCACGGGTCACCCTCGTTGCCAGCTGACAGCGCCCAGCGGTCGCGTTCATCGCCCAGCACATAGCGGATAGGCTTAGATGCCAGCGCGTGGGCTTCGGTAGAGCCGCACATCGTAAGGATGCCGCCAGGGTAGGTCTTTTGCAAAATCGTGTTGCCGGAGTCGCGGCTTTTGGGGTCGCTGACTTTCTTTTTCAGCGTGGGGCAGTCGCGGATCATCGGCGCGATGCGGAGCTTGGAATACTCCTTGGCGTCAATAGTGGTGGGATGGATAAAGAGAATTGAGCCGGGGTCCTGGTCGATAACATAGCCGATGCAGTTGTTGAGGAATTCGGACTTGCCGACCTGGGAAGCGGCCACCATAACGATGTGCCGTACCTTGGGGTCTGTCCATGCATTCATCGGCTCGCGGAGGTATGGGGTGCGCTCGGTACGCCAGGGGCCAGGTTCGGCGGCGCTCTCTGCTGACAG